CTCGGATAATTTCTTAATTGCCTCGTCTCCACCTTCAGCAAGTTTTTGCCGGTACTCCTCAGGGATTACTCTCTGTTGCGCAATTCTCCTGAAGTTTGCTTTTGCCTCATTTAATTTAGGTGCAGACTCGAAGTGACTTACCTTTTTCTTCAGCTCTTGTATTTCCTTCTGATGAGCCTTGGATGCCCTTGCTTCCGCCTCATCAATAATCATCTCACGATTAACTTTCTCTTCGTCGAGCTTGGTGAATGACGGTCTATTCTTCTTTATGAATGATGCGTACTCTTCATCGGTACTTGGATCGAAATGTACATCTTCGTCAATTCTCTTATCAAGATAAGCCTTACTCTTTTTAAGGTATGACTTAAATTGAGACGACTTACCTTTATGACCATCTAGCTTATTCTCGGCATACTTTACTTTCTCGTACAGTGCCCTCTCCTCAGGAATCAATGAATCAATAAATTCTTTTTCTTCGGGTTCATCCTTTGTTTCTTCTCTTAAATTAAACGATGGTTGCTTAAGTACATCCTCGGGCACTTCGGGGTCTACAACTTTTCGTAACTTCTTTTTCTTTGGTTCTGCTTTTCCCGGCTCCTGCTCTACTGGTGCGGATTTAGCTTCAGTCTCTGCTTCTTCAATTGGTGCTTCTTCAGATAAATCTAATCCGTCAACTGCGTCAGAGATACTTATTGGCTTCCCAATATCTTCCTCTACTTGCTCCTCAACCTCTTGGGTTGTTTCTTCTGCCACATCAAATAGGGTCTTGAATAATGGATTATCAATACCTTGCTTGACTGGTTGCTCGGCTTGTTCTTCAGTTGATTCTTGGTTTTCTTCGCTCATAATTGTACTTGTTGTTCGGGTGAAGTCATTGCTTGTTGTTCGGGTGCGATCGGTGGTCCCTCGCCCTCAACGCCTGGTGCGACCTCCCCTTCTTGTATGCCCTCTTCTTTTTCTGCTTTCTGAAGAAGGGCTTGTATTACCTGCATGACTTGAGGCCACTGCTCTTTAAGCTTTGTTACAAATTGTTCGTTACCGACATTATTCAGCTCCTGCTCTTCGTCAGCTTCATCTGTTTCTAATTTAAGGTCGTGAGCGCCAGACATGCGGAATATTTCGTTAAACATCGTAAATACACGCTCCTTACCAAGTGCCTGTGCCATGTCGGGTACTTGCAATAATTGCATAATCAACTGACCCAATACCTGTGCTGATTGAGTATCTCTAGCTCTTTCGGCACCATCTCGCCCGCTAAACAGATACTCATATATAAGACTCTCTGGTTTCCCTATGACATTTCTTTTTGATATACTCTCGCCACCGGATGTTTCTACATCGAATCCCGCTTCTCTAATGATATTCTCAGAGTACCTTCCTTTGATCGGCACAATAAAAGAATCTGAAGAACAAGAAACTAAATGCTCGTACAATACCTTCTTCATCGCACCACGCATATCGTCTATACCCTCAGATATAAAAGAGTAAATGGCGTTTGTCGTGTTACTTATTTCCGCTACCTCTGTTGCACTAATTTCTCGTGGAGCGGGCTGCCCTAACTCTTGTGGAGAAAGGATCAGCAAACGCTCGACGAGATTTAGCAACTGGAGGATTGCTTGGATCGACTGATTGACACCAGCAGAAAGTTCTTTTTGTACATCGACTACTTTAATGAAGTCGTGATTATTGATTCCTAAATCAGCCGCTTTTTGACCCGAATAAAAAAGTGCTTTTGGTTTTGCATAAAATGTGTCATCAGACAGGGCATCCTTGATGTACTCCTTCACATCATCATCTAGTGCGTCTTGATCTATAGCAAAGATTTTAAACATGCTCATTTTCATCTGCTCGAGCATTGAACTAAGTATGTTAGTCAACTGGTCTTGGTATGGCATAATTTCATGAGCCACTGATATATTCGCCATGCGATCATCATTCTCATTGATTCCACCATAGATAGCTGGAAGTGAAGGAAGGTACTCGGCATATACTACCGTTTCGTCACTTGCTACTGTAAGTTTTAACCATACCTCGTGTGGGTATTCGCCGAGCCCATCACGCTTCGGGTTTACCTTCATGCACATTTGCGTAACAAACATACCTTTGTCTTCTTCCTCTGCTGCATAGATGCCAACCTGTGCTGTGCGCTCATTTCTAAACGCGTAAGTATCATTCACCTTAGGGAATGAAATATCATCATTGAAGTAGTAACCGAAGAAATCTGCGTAAGTGCTATATAGGGATGAGAGGCTATTCGTGAAGCTTATCTTGTCAGAGTTCCAAGTTTCTGGATTCCCATGTATATCGCCGTACCTAACAATATCCCAATAACCTATCCACTCGGGACCTTGGTTGTTATTTATATCATGAAGTGGGCGAGATGTATCTCTTAGTACCCTAGATGGGTGAGGAGTTGTGAATTTAACACCTCCTTTTTCGCAGTAAGATTCAAGGGTTTCCTCTCCTGTTAAGGAGTCTTTTCCGTACCGCCATTGAATATCTTCCGTCCAAGAAGTATCCGGGAATGCAACGCTATGCCCATACATAAACATCTGCCGGATGATCTGCTCAAATTGATGGCGATAACCAAATTGCTCAGTCATCATCTCTACTCTCTGAGATAATACATCTGCCCTTAACTTATCTGCAAGCTGTGTACTCCTTGCTTCAAACTTGAAATACGGGAATAGGTTACTAAATCTACTAGCCTGCGCCGCAACACGACGAGTAACATAGGATCTAATAATATTAACTGACACCTCGTATAGTCTTAAGGCATTTATACTTTTCAGTTGCCCCTCGTCGTCATACTCGCAGAACTTATCTGCCATGCCCAGGTCTTCTAGTTTCCCGTGTGTTTGCTCTAGTGAAATCTTACCCTGTGCATACTGTAATAACGGAATAGTAGACTTATTGATTGGCAAGGAGTCCCACGCCATATCAACGCTCATATAAAGTTTTGAGTGTTCGGCACATGACCGAATACCTTCAATAATCCTAGATTGAACTAGGTCTTGGAAGCGGGTTCTTGTTTCAAGATCAGCACCTTCAGTTGAGGTGAATATGTCACGCAATCGCTCTTGCGTGCATCCGAACTTCCTAAGTATGTCTTTATTAACCATCGGTAAAATTGAATAAGTTGTCTATTGTGTCCTTTGTGTAATCGTACAGATAGCGTCTTTCGATAATCGTAAGCAGTAAGCAAAGTGGACCATCAAGCGGTTTTGTAGAAACAATCTTTCTCGCAAATTCTTCGTGAGGCATATGCAGTAAGCTTGCAATCTCCCCGTAGTTCATCCGCAAGAAACCGCATAGACGATCTACCCTTTCTTTGTTCCACCTTTTCTTGATTCCCAAACGCGCATAATGCGCGTCCATAATGAGTGAAGCAGATGTCGCATATTGTGAATCACCCGGAGCTTTCTTCTGTTTCTCCCTCTTCTTCGGAGCTATCCTCGCTTGCTTCATCATCTTCACCACCAATTTTAGAGATTGTTATATCTGAATCGTTATCATTAAAAGATGCAGAGAATTTCTTATCAGACATCTCTTTTACGGTGAATGAAGCAGATAGTCTGACTTCGTCCCCAACTTGAATGCCGTCAAGCATTGTTAGAATATCTGGATACATCTCCAGGTCGAAATTTGCTAGTGATTCCATATGCATATTTGAAACTTATGTTTTAGTGTTACAAAAATCAAGCACCAATATCCATGATTTCGGTTTTAACTTCTGGTGTTGGCCCAAGGCTCATTGAGTCGTAGTGCAAAAACACATATGACATAGCATCAAAGGGGTGTACATATACACTCCTCTTTGGTTTATATGATATATTTGGGTCGTATGTTTTGCCCTGCTTCTCTGAGATTAGATTCTGAAACATCTTACAAATAGCAGTGCATTGTGCGGAAACTAAGAACTGCTCACTCTGCAGTTTTGCAATTGTCAAACGAACCCGTGACTCCACTGATCCATTGAACTTTGGAGCGGCACGCATCTTAATCGGTCTTAGGTTGAAGGTTTCTGCCTTAGTCCTGGAAATCTCTTCTATATCCTTAACATCATAGGAGCCTGTCTTAGCCCTAAACTGATTGAATGCAGAATTATCAGATACATGACTGAAAGTGAAGTCGTGATCGCACTTTCTATTCCAGTATGCCATCTTCCTCATTACTAAAGGAACGAGCGTGGTGTATGGTAGCTTTTTGTTTATGGTAACCAGCTCATCAAACACCGTCCAAATTGTTCTGTCGGCACCTGGTAGGGCTTGCATGAAGATACAGGCATTATTGACAGAACCCGGATCCCATCCGACTATTATCGGATAATTTACATTGGGAACAATTCCTGTTTTAGCATCACCCCTTACATGTAGCGACCTATTGAAATAAGGGCCAAATATTGCATTCCCCGCCGGGCGATCAATCCACTCCCCTCTCACCATTCGAGCTTCTTCAATCGGATCAGACTTAACTGCCTCCTGAATACGATCATAATACCCGTCCGGTAAGTTCTCTATATTATCCTCTATCTTTACATGATAAACTGCGTAATCTTTATTCCATACACCATCCTCATTATATGGATCTTCAAAGAATCTTTTATACACCCAATGGCTCGGTCCATCCGGGTTGCACGCAGCTAAATATTGCTGAGGGCCATGGATACCTTGCCTTCGACCCAACTGCTGGACTACTGCATTAAAGTAATCATCTGTATCCAAGTTTGTAAGCTCATCCACGAATATTAAGCTGGGCTCGAAACCTTTAATCCTGTCTTTAATAAAAGAACCATAAGGAACTGAGATCAAGCATACCCTCGATGATCCGCCGAAACGATTAGTTATATCTATAAATAAGTTCTTTTGGGTATCTTGCTTCTCATCTGTATGCACCAGGTTAATTCCATCAACCCACTCAGGGAGAATCTCAACTTGCAACTTGTGCCACACCCCACCCATTGTTGCTTGTGATCTAACGCCAACAATAATCAATGCCAGGGCATTAAAATTTTCATAGCAATGACGAACTAACTTATGACCACCTAATGAGTATGTTTTCCCGGAGCCTCTCTCCCCATATGCAAGGATGTAATTAGATGGATCGTCAAAGATTAGTCTCTGCGTTTTGGTCAATGATGGCAACCAAGGCTCAGACTCAGACTCT